GACAAAGACTTTAATACTGTTATCAAGATCAAAGATAGTTTGCAAAACAACATTGGTGATCGAGAAGGGCTCAGTGTTAACTGGTACAAGTTCGACCATGACATTGATCCGCGAGAGGACGCTGTGAATAACATCAAAGAAAGCCGCGATATCAGCAAGCCATATGGTAGCACCAAAAGCAGCTATCAAAAGATCGGCAACAGCAAGCTGGTCATACGCCACACTGATCCGGTTAACGAAGAAAAAAAGGGCAGCCGTTGGCGCCACATCAAGAACATCTTCATTGAGACCAAGCTGGGTGAGCGTTTTAACTATCCGCATCCGCACATCGCAGGTGCAAGAGCTATGGCACGGCACTTGGCAAATGATGGTAGATTCAACGACCAAGTATCAAAAGCCATACTCAAGATGAGCGAAGACTATATCAAGCTCAAGAAGGCCAACAGCCTGATGCGCGGCAAGGATCCTGATCTCAGCCTGCAGGTCAAGACAGCACTACAGAAATTGAGCAAGGACAGCAAGAGACTAAGCGGTAGCCGAGGCTATGCCACTGGTATTGCTGACATTGCTAAGCAGAGCATGCTGGCTCCAGCAGAACGTGTCATAGAATTACGTAACAAGTTGGCTGAGACCTGTGGATGTCAGCAGGGCGACGATCATGACCTATCGTCCCTGGAGACAGCTGCTCGCTACTTGATCAGCAATGGTTACACTGTTTCAAAAACAGAACCAGAAGAAGACTCGCTTGATACAGAAATCTTGCGTTTAGAGGAGCTAGCCGGCATCATTTAAGATGCTGGTCATAGTTTCTGCAGATAATCAACTAACTTATCCGCCCGAGTCTGCTTGTCTCACTGTGCGACTTAGGCAATCGGATACGGTCTACACTCGGGTAACCAAACTTGGCTTAGCATTAGAAGATTATATGTTAACGCATATGGTCACTAATGCAGCGTTGGTATGGGCTACCCGATATTATGTAGATCCAACTGTGTTTGTTAATTTGCCAACATTTCGCACAGATGAGATAATGTTCCCTAATCTTGCCACAGAATTAAAAGTTGGATGGGCAGCTGGACATGCCAACGCATTGATTAAATGGGCAGCTACCTGTAGAGATGCAGCAGCGTTGGAATTTAAACCGTGGCCGCAACTTTTTGAAATATCAAGCAGCACTGCAAATCTAGTGTGGTGGGCACAACGCATCAATCTTCGAGTGTACGGGACCGATCAATGAAAACTGCGATATTGGTTAGAGGTCATGCAAGAACTTGGTCGTTAACTAAGCAACACAATTTACAATTGATGAGCAGCATATACGATTCGCCTGATTGGTTTTTTGGTGCGCCTGCCTCAAATACGATTAGCAACCAATCGGTACAAACAGATTTTGCAGGATACAATCTGATTTCAACTGCACTATTAGATGAAAAAACATATCCGCTGCCCGCGTATAATGACGATGTCAATCGTTGGCGGTATTGGATACCAGCGTATTGGCGACTAGCATGGTTAGATTATCATCTTGGTATGGCCAAGCGCAAACATGAGTTAGCCACGAGCATACGATATGATAATGTTCTGTTTCTACGTACCGATTGTTGGTATTTCAGAGTTGGACAAGATATTCGTGCTACTAGGTTGTTACACGGCATGAGCGTGTCGCATATAGGTCCAAATGGGGCTATGGGTGTCGATGATTGGATCAGCGACGATCTCGTTTGGCGTGCAGGTGCAGCTGCTGCTGATATACTATGCATGCGCTGGTTTGATACTCATTACGATCGGCACAGCACAACACAGTTGATACACGGTAACAGCCATGCACTGTTGGCATCGTATGTTGCACGTAATTTCATAGCACATGATCCAACGGCGGATAGTTTCAAATGCACGCTGATCCGACCCGATCATGCAGATCTCATGCCGTGGACCTGGGAAAAGCATGATGAGACACACAACGACAGCGTTACTTGGCACGGCCTTGCACTTGCAGAAAAGATCAAGTGGTGTGAGAAACTTGGTATAGATCCAAGAGATTATCAACTTGTAGATTGACACTTGACAAATCCTGCGGCATAAATAAACTGTCAGTTAGCAATGCGAAGTTGCAAACTGTCTATAGTAAAAATTGGCACATGAAAGCACACATAGGAGGCACATTATCATGGCACTTAGTCTTAAAGAAATCCAAGCTAAACTGCTCGAGCAACAGGCTCGCAAAGACCGCTCAAAGGGCGGCACATTTACCGGAGACAATTCAATCTATCCGTTCTGGAACAATCCAGAGGGCTCCACTGCCACTCTGAGGTTTCTTCCGGACGGCGACGACACCAACGACTTCTTTTGGGTGGAACGGCTCATCATCAAGATCCCGTTCCCAGGAGTCAAGGGGCAAAACGATGCTCGCCCAGTTGAAGTGCAAGTTCCTTGCATGGACATGTGGAAGCCAGGTAGCTGCCCCATCGCAGCCGAAACACGTCCGTGGTGGAAAGATCCTACTCTCGAAGATATGGCTCGCAAGTACTGGCGGAAGAAGAGCTATGTGTTCCAGGGTTTTGTCACGCAGAATCCTAACAAGGATGATAACACACCGGAAAATCCGATCCGGCGATTTATCATCAATCCTAGCGTGTTTGATGCTATTAAGGCGATCCTTATGCGGCAGGATCTTGAGAATAGCCCTACTGATTACGCAGCTGGACGTGATTTTTACCTTAGCAAGACAACTAAAGGCGGCTATGCCAACTATAGTAGCTCTAGCTGGTCAATGAAAGAACGTGCGCTCGGTCAGGACGAACTTGGTGCTATCGAAAAGAACGGCTTGTTCACGCTTAGCAGCTTCCTTCCAAAGAAGCCAGACGATGCACATCTCAATGCTATCATGGAGATGTTTGCTGCATCTGTGCAGGAAGAGCTGTATGATGCAGATCGTTGGGGACAGTACTATCGTCCAAACGGCATGCGTCTTGAAGGTGCTGGTGCTAACGACGATGCAGCAGGCACAACCGCTCCTGTGAGTAAGCCTGTAACAGCTGCCAGCATCATGGATCGTGCAGTTGCTGCTAAGCCAGCTACAACCACTGACAGTGGTTGGAAAGACCCGGCTCCCACTGCACCAGCAGGTGACAAACCTGTATTGAACTCCCCTGATGCAATCTTGGCTGCAATCCGCGCTCGTAAGCTCGGCGGCGCAGCTTAATCCATAACAGCTAGGATGGGCGATACGTTCGCCCATCCTGCCACATGATCACAGGAGAAAATTGTGAAACCGTTTGACATCAGTAAGTTCCGTCGTGACATTGCTAAGACTATTCCCAGTCTCAGCCTTGGCTTCCATGATCCGAAGACTTGGATCCACAGCGGTAATTACGCACTAAACTATGCTATCAGTGGCGACTTCAAGCACGGTATTCCGTTGGGTAAAGTCACCATGTTTGCTGGACAATCTGGTTCCGGCAAGAGTTATATCTGCTCAGGCAACGTCATACGAAACGCTCAGCGAGCGGGTGTGTTCCCGATCTTGATCGATACAGAGAACGCACTTGACGAGAACTGGCTTAAGCCACTGGGTGTTGATACATCAGATGACAAGCTGCTTAAGGTCAACATGGCCATGATCGACGACGTTGCTCGTTTGGTCAGCGACTTCATGAAGGACTACAAGAGCCGCTTTGATAAGGTAGATCCGGAAGAGCGTCCAAAGATCCTGTTTGTGCTTGATTCGCTTGGCATGTTGCTAACTCCAACTGACGTAAATCAGTTTGAAGCTGGCGAGATGAAAGGTGACATGGGTCGCAAGCCTAAAGCACTAGCAGCATTGGTGCGTAACTGTGTTAACATGTTTGGTGAATACGACGTTGGTTTGGTAGTCACTAACCACACGTATGCGTCGCAGGACATGTTTGACCCAGATGACAAGATCTCTGGCGGACAAGGTTTTGTGTATGCAAGCTCTATCGTGGTAGCCATGCGCAAGCTCAAGCTCAAAGAAGATGAAGATGGCAAGAAGACCACTGACATTCGTGGTATCCGTGCTGCTTGCAAGATCATGAAGACACGCTA